ACCATCAAAGATAGAGATTACGTTAGCAGCAGTGATAGAGCTTAAAGGCGCACCACTAATGTAAGTAGAAGCGTTAGCAGCAACAACACCTGAAGCAGCACCGATTAATTTTACAAGCCCGTCAAAGCGGTTTAGGTTAACATTCACACTTGAAGTGTCGCCAGTCCATAGCGCAGTTTCTAATTGAGCAGCAATAGTTTTAGCTTTCTTTTCGCTATACTCTTGCTCAAAAGGAATAGAGTCATAATAAGAACCAGTAGGTAAAGCTTTTTGTAAATACTTTGCTTCTAAATCTTTAGGGCAAAGAGCTTCGTTTACTTTAATCTTACCCGGAGTTACAGTTCTTTGAGTGAAAGTTGTAGCACCAGAAGCATTAAAACCACAAGAAGCACCATCTTGGAAGATAGCGTCTGTTTGCATAATGTTAATCTTTTCGCTTGACTTTACACCAACCATAACGTTTCCTGCGCTCTTAATAAGAGAAGCAGTTTTTGAACCTAATACAGAAGAAGTTACAAGTAGAGCTTCGTTTTCTTTTGTATAGTTTGCTAATGCAGATACATCAAATCCCATTTTATTTTATTTTTATTTGTTTAATAAAGCGTTTCTAAATTTCTCAATTCTATCGTACTTCATATTGTGTGTAGTTACGTTAGAACCGAAGTTGTTTCTTGGTTGCGCAATAGGTTCAGCGTTAGGAGTTTTAGTAAGTGCTTCTATAAGTTCAGCTACTTGACTAAAGCCATTCTTAACTTTTGCCTCTAATTGTGCTACTTGTGTTTTAAGATTTTCGTTTTCAGAAACTAAATAAGCAATTTCGTCTGCCATTTTCTCGTCCATTTTCTTACCCATTTCAGCAGGAGTTTCGTCAGCGATTTCCGCTTCTACCTCTGGAGTTTCAATAGATACGATTTTAGAAGTTTCGTCTAACTCAATTTGAGTTCCGTCTGCTAATTGGTGTTCGCCCATTGGAGCAGGAGTTCCGTCTGCCAATGTAACCTCGCCACCAATAGCAAGTTCGCTAATCATAACCTTGGTTCCGTCCATAAGGCTATATTCTGCGAATGTAACAGGTACTTCCTCGATTGGTGCAGGAGCAGGTGCAGGAGCATCTACCATTGGCATATCTTCGAACAAAGCCCTAATTTGCATAATTGCATCTTTTGCGTTCATCATTCTTTTTGTTTAAATATTAAGAAAAGATTTTGTTTATCATTTAACCTTCTGCAATATTTCCTTTATTGCATTCATAAGCTCTTGTTCCTTGTTTGGTTTTGTCTTGTAAGTAAACAAACCCTCTACGCTAAAGCCTTTAAATTTACCCTCTTTAACATCGTTCCATACACCTTCGTTGTCTACTTTAAAGCTACCGAACCAGCTTCCGTCAGGTGCATCTTCAAAGCCTTTCATTGGTAAGATGCCTCTGCTTTGATCTGTAATAAAGCTTTCAAACATTGTTACCCCTTCCACTTGTGCGTTAGGAGAGTGCATTAAGTTTACGTTTGATTGGTAGCCTCTTTTGAAAAACTTTTGAGCAATCTTAAAAATAGTATCCTTAGAGAACACCACATAGTAATCGCCATAAGTAGCATCGCTGCGAAAGATAGGTACATCAGCCAACATAAGAGGTCCAGAAATAATGCGCTTATCTTCGCTAACCACTTCAAAGCGTTGTTCGTTTTTAAAGGCATTCCAATTTTTTTGAATAGCAGGGCGGTCTACTAATGCAACGTAATCTACTTCTGCATTGTCATCCATATCCTCGCTAATGTCTAATAAGTAAACAGGTAAGTCCATAATTCTAAATATTAAGTTTTTTAAATTGTTATCATTTAACCAAATCTTGCACGTTGCTGAATAGCTGCAATTCTTTGTTGGTTGCTCGTTACATCGCTTTCCACAACATAGCTTCTAATGGCTTGGTTACCTAAAGCATTAATAGTTTGAGTATTAAGGCTTGTAGTTTGTGCTTGAGGCTGAGGTGGTGCAATCGGAGCAGCAGCATTTAAGTTAGGGGTTGCCATATTACCTGAGCCTCCACCACTTGATGCACCTGGAACTTTAGTTGCTATAATGTTTTTAACTGCACTAAAACCGGTAGCAGCAGCAAGAGCAACCGCAGGAATTGCAGCCGGGAAGCCTAATTTAACACCGGCAGAAATACCTTGATAAGTATTAATTAATGCAGCAGATACTGCAAGAGCCTTTCCAGCAGCCGTTTCTTTTCCTAAAATAGAACTAACTGCCATTAAAGCATCTGCCGTTTGTTGCGCTAAAGCTATTTTTTGTTCTGCGCTTAGCTTGTCAATTTTATTGTCAGCTTCTTTAAATTCAACGTTTTCTTCAAATAGTTTTTTGTTCTTAGATTTTAAAGCATTAAACTCATCTTCATCTTCTTTTTGCATTCTTGCTGCACTATCTTCAAGTAGTTTGGCATCTGCTGCATCTTTCTTTTCTTTTTCTGTTGCTGCTATTGCATCTAAATCTGCATTTAGTTTAAGCCTTGCTGCAACTATTAATTGGTTTCTTGTATCTTCTGTAATCTTAGTGTTAGCTAAAATTTCGTCTTTTTCTTGAATGAAAGCAAGGTTAAGTTCTGCTTTTTTCTTTTCGTTCTCATCTTTAAAAGTAGATAAAAATAACTTTTGTAAAGCATCTTTTTCCGCTTGTAATCTTTCTTCAGTATCTTTTTTTCTTAAATCTGCATCCGCTTTATTACGAGCCGATGCCTCTTTACTTGCATCTGCGCTTTTTTTAGCGTTTTCTGCTGCTGCTTCGTTTATTCGCTTTTGTTCTTGCGCATCTAATACCGCTTGTTGTGTTTTTAAATCTCTAAACTTCTTTAGTTCTTCTTCATTTAAGCCTTCTTTTGTTTTAAGCTTGGCTCTTAAAAAAGTAAGTTCGTTTTCGCCTTGTTGTTTACTAAGTGCGTAAATCTCTTTTTCCTTACCGCCTTGTGCAGTTAATACTTTAATTCTTGCTTCAATACCTTCGTTACCACGCTTAGTAGTTTTCTCTAAAGAAGCTAAAGCACGTTCTGCTGCTGATGTTACACCTACGAAGTCGGTAACCTTTGTAATAATATTACTAAAGAATGTTCCTACTTGTGCAAGTCCTGGAACTAAGTTTAATACCGCCTTCTTTACTTTATCAAAGTTAGCAGCTACAAGTCCGATACCAATAGCTAAAGCACCTATTCCAGTTGCAATTAAAGCTCCACGCAAAGTAGAAAACGCACTTACAACTTGCGTCTTAATAACTGTACCTAATTGCTTAAAGCTATCAATACTTTCCCCTACCGCTTGTAAGCCTTGAGATAAAGCCATAGCAGAATTTACTTTTAGTAAAGTTTTCTGCAAGTCCTCATTTTCTTTACCAAATAATGCAGTTGCACCTTGTAAAGCACTAAAGCCACCAGCTACACCACTAAGCGAAGCAGTTAAGGCTTTGAATTTAGCGTCTGGGTTAAAAGCATCGATTAAACTTTTAGCATCTCCAATTTGGTCTTTAAGTTCTGCTGCTCTTTTTGCTGCCGTTACGGCTTCCTTGCTACTCGCACCAAACTGCTCGGATAGTTTTGTTACTTCTGCCGTTGCCTCTCTAAGCTGCGCTTTTAACGAGCCTATTGCTTGGTCTGTATTCCCACCGACTGTTATATTTATACCTACGTTCTCTTGTGCCATTAGTATGATGTTTCTATTACTTTAAGGAATGATAATTTAGTAGTGTCGTACTCCATTGGGTTAAAGTTTTCGACTTTGTTAAGCCTAAACAATACCCCGTCAATGTAAACGTACTTACTAAAATCTAAGTTAAAAATGTCTATAATATCCAGAAGCCCAAAGCAAGTTAATAGCTTACTATTTTTGCTTGTTATTTCTGCTATGTATGGACTATGGAATGCATTGAATACGTTAGTAGTTGGATAACTATTAGGTCTAAATTGTATTTCTTTAGGCGCACCAAAGTTAATATCGTTTGTAGGGTTAATAGGGTCGTCTAAATGTCCTGCGTAACCATAGCTTGTGTACGATGCTAAGTTTGTTGTCGTATTCATAATGTTCCAAGAACCTACACCCGTAATCTTCTTGGTTTGCATTATGCGTATAATACTATCCATTCTATCTTCTGCGCTATTCGTGTTTGACTTCTTGTAAATAGCAGGAAATACTTTATCTTGACCGGTAGCCTGGTATAAAGTAGATGCAGCAAAAATAACTTCTAAATTATCCGTTTCTTTTACAAAGTCAAACTGAGTATCGTAAATAAAATCTCCATAACCTTCGGTGTACTTCTTGCGGTAGTTTTCTCCATAAAAATCGTTATCCGATTTGAACTTGTAATTATAATATCGAGCGTTTACTTCACTTAGCGGTTTAATGCTTATAGGTTTCGCACGATCTACTTTATCAGTCCAATCTAAAGCGGTAGCCGACGTAGTTGGATAGAAGTCCACATAAGGACTAATAACAAGTTCTTTATCGTTAAATTTATTCTCATAAACATAAAGGTTAAACATTTTAACAATGCTCAAAAAGAAATCTGCTTGGAATATACCTTTAGGAATAGTATCGTTTACCTTAATTGTTTCTCCTAAATTAACTTGTACTTGCGTTGGTGTGCTTGTAGTAACATCTATCTCTCCTAAAGTAATATCAATAATAATTCCGTTGCCTTCTATAACAACTTGCATCGTGTCAGTATTAGCAAAGGTTACTCCACTAACTGTAAAGTCACAATTCATAAAGCTACTAACACTTGCATCGAAATTTTGTCTACCTATTTCTATGTTATTTTTTTTCAGTACTACCGCATAGCTTGGCAAAGCTGGATTGTAAAATGTTACGTCACCTCTTAATAATACTTGAATATCCGTTGTAATTGTTACACCGCTACCATAAGTAAACAACTGCCCTAACCCGTCAAGTGTAAAGCTACCAGCAGTAACCATTGTATATTCTACAATGTCACTTAAGTTGGTATTAATTGTAATTAGCTTAGCTGCTGCGTTTAGGCTTGTATTATCTAACGTTGTGATGTTGGTTTGGTTGTGCGGAATGATAAGCCTGTTAAATAAAGCCGTATCAAAAAACGAGCAATCAAATGTGTAATCGGTATCAGCAAATATCTTTTGTATATACTCCTTAACGTACAAAGCCGGTCTAAATGTTGTATACTGAAAGTCCTTTTTAGCCGTTCCGTAAGTTCCTGTACTAACGTTTCCGTAATCAATAAGCGGATAGTAATAACCAGAACCACCGGCATTATCCCAACTCGCACTAATATTAGCTACGCTATAAGTGTGGTTGTAAGCACTAAAATCTAAATCTTCTAAACGCTTATTTCCTAACTGATTAATAAAACCGCCAAGCTCTCCAAACACGCTACATTGGTATTCGATTGTCTCCTTGTCAATAACAATTTCCAAAATTCGTAAAGTACCTTTGAATATCTGCACCTTATCAATAAAGATTTTGCAGTTTGCTTGTTTGGTAACGTTAAAGTTATACCCTACGTTTGGTAAGGTATTATCCGTAAAGTTTGCGTTGTTAAGTTCGAAGATGTAGCCAAATACCAAGTTATTGTTAGCCGTTCCTGGTATGCTTATTGTTTTGCTATATGAAGTATTGCGACTGCCGAACTCACTTACATCATCAATGGCATAAGTAAACTCGGTAGATATATCTTGCAATAGATCAATCTTTTGTTCCTCTACGTATATCTCTGTGCTAATCATTATCTAAATTGGCTTGTTAAATACTTACCTACTTCTACTTCAATGTCAAAGTTAAATAGTTTATCTGCACTCTCTAACTTATACTCATAATTTGTTACAGTTATGGTAACAGGGAAGTATGCACCAAGAACTTCCATATAGACAATAGGACTCGATACAAGTTGAGCCAACCACGAATAATCTTGTTCGCTAACCCAATCAGAAGTAAGCTTATATTTATCTTTATGTTGTATAGCGTAGTTAAAAGTCGTTTCGTTATATCTGTTATATCCATCTATGTTTGTCATTTGCCCACCTACAAGCTGCCAATCGCTTCTCCTGTACGATGCCCTTTGATATTCGCTTGACCTTCTATTAACTAAGGCAAACTTTTTAGTATCCCAACCGCCAAGCCTATTTAAGAACTCGAGGTTAAATTGCTGGTATTTAGGATAGCACTTATGCTTAATCTTGATAACCCTTGTTTTTGCTATCCCTCTTTTTAAATAGAAATTATAGCCGTAAGTGTTCTCGTCTATAATAGTTCCACTTGCCCAATCGTTTATGTGTCCTGCTTGTAGGTTAAACATATTGAATTGACCGCCTAAAGTTATGTTTCCAGATACTGTGTTAGTAACTACATCTCCTGCACCTAATACTTCTACCCAAGCTGAGTAACCGCTTGTTGCTATGCGTAGGAAGGTAATGTAAAAGTTATCTCCGTATTCAAGCGTAATCTCGTCAGTATCTCGCTCCGTTAAAAAGTCATCAGTAAAGTTTTCTAATAGTAAATTGTCGTAATAGTCCGATAAAACTAAAGGTGTCTGGTTCTTTGTTAGGAACACATCAGCAAACAATGGTGGTACAAAGTTATAGGCTGAGTAGCTGCCAGATGCTAAATTTGTTGTTGTTACACCGCTTACTTCTTCTCCTATCCTTACATCGTAATCTACTTTTATCTTATCGTTTGATGCCACAAGTATTGAGTTGCCTGAAGGCTCAAAGTAGTTGGTCACAAAACTACGCACCATTGGTGATGCGTTAAATACTCCATAACTACCTTCCGCACTTGGAGAAGGAAATACTTTAGAACGTATTACCTGACTTCCGTTAATATAAACATCGTACACAAATTTAAAGTTTGTAGTTCCACTATTGGTAGAACTTGATACAAACCATAGGTTATCGTGCATAGACGAATATGGTGCAGGACTACTTGTTATTGTTATTGCCATTCTTACTCTCGTTAATTGTTTGCTTTATTTGTATTTGAATATCCCCACCTATTGCGGTCGCTATATTCTCAATAAATTCTTTGTTAAATACTTGTGCTACTGCTCTATCAAAATAGTGCGTTGATCTAAGACCTTTTGTATGTATGCTACGAGCTATAACATAGGCTAATGACTTTTTAGTTTCTATTGCCTTTGTTTCCGTTCCAAGCTTTGTGTATTTTTTTACCGATACTGATTTTAGCTTATTGTATCCAAGCCATTTTTCTATTGAACTTACCGGTACTGCTTTCTTGCTGCTTTTGAATGCGTAAGGTGTTTTGCTATCAGCCTTTAGGTTTTTAGTACCTTTAACACCCTTATTGACAAAGTCGTAATATTTAGATGCTTCGCTTCCTGGTTCATAACCTACGCTTAAAATATACCCCGTACCAAACTTGCTTATTATAGGCATTGCCGGTTCTGCCAATCTTCCGGAACTTGTAATGTTATCTTTGTCTAATATCTTGACAATAGTATCGTTAAACTCTTTCCCGTAAAGTGCAAGTGTCTTTTCTAATATAGGCAAATCTTCTGCCTTAACTACGTTATAAGCAGTATCTCCTATGCTTTGTAGAAAGCCAGACCTTATTGCTTGTATTTGCGCCTTTGATATACTCACGCAAATAAATATACCTAACGTCTAAAAATAACTAACCCCACCAAAATTGGCAGGGTCGGTCTTATTTAAGTTTTCTTTGTTGCTCCTTATCGTAATCGGCTTTTGCCTTTAGGTAGGATAGCGTATTTAAGAATTGTATTGTTGTTAGCTCATAGCTTTGGTCAACTGTGATATTTTCGTAGTCGGCAACAGATTTGGCGCAATATTGCCATCCAAAGTTTCGCATAAAGTTTGAACCACCCCTTCCGCTACTTCCTTCGTCAACCCCTTGCTCGTCATTTCCGTTACCAAATAGTCCTTCGTAACTTCTATCCAGTTTCTGTATACTTGATAAAAAAAAACAACCGAATGATAAATATGTACAAAGTTAGAGGCTTGTAGGTCGGCTGCATATTCGCTATGCTTGGCTGCATCGTAGGTGTCATCTACCCATTTGCCATACCAAGTTTTCTTTTGAGGCACTACCATTGAGGCTGCTAACTTGTGTAAGTTGCCAATTAGGTCGGTGCTAAATACCTTGCTTTCAATATATCTGGCAGCCTTCATTTGTTGCACATCGTAGATAAATCTATAACGTTTGCCGTTCACCTGTGTGTACTTAACCGCTTTGCCTTCTATCTTATGATCTAAAAAGTCAAGCGTTCCCCTTAGATTGTTGAACTGCTGAATAGTTAAGCTATCTACCTGGGTGTCGGTAAGGTTATAGATTATACCTACTAACTTACTTTCCACGTCTAAGTTAGTCCAATCCTTTTCAGGCTTAGTAACTATTGGGTAGATTTGTTGGTACTGCCAAACTGTTAATTCGTTCCAAGTCATTTGCGTAGTTTTAACATTAGCTCATAAGCAAGATGCCCACCTATGTAGCATAACGCTGCCAAAGGTAAGCAAATTGCAAAGAAGTATAATATTTTTATTATTTTAATGATACGGCTACACTTGTTGTGCTACTCTTAGCAGGTGGGTAAACTCTGGTAACTTCTCCGGTAACTCCGTTAATAATGTCAAGACCTTGATGCGGAACTTTCTTTAAAAATTCTTCCATATCCTTTTTGGCTTTGGCTGCGCTATTGTACTCGCTCATTATCTCGTCATAGGCAGGGCTTTCGCATTTGGTATAATCATACTTAACCCCGACCTCACGAATGTTAAATTTAGCACTCATATACTCGAATTCCTTGCCATTTTGTACGGCTGCGTTTAATACTGCATCTTTATAGTCCTTACTTGCTTTTAATGTCTCAAGCATATCTTCTAAGGCTTTAACCTGGAGGTGCGTTTTTAACGGGTCAAGTTCCCCATTGTTTAAGCGTTCAATTAATTGGTGGGTAAACTCCACTCGTTGCTCTTTTGTTGTTTCGAAGATTTGTTGTAGTTCCATTGTGTTTATTTGTTTTAGTTTATTTTTTTTAACTCAAATAATATTTGACTTAATTCTATAAATTGACCATAAGATTGCCTATCAGAAGTATTATAATCTCTATACCCTCTTTTTATATATTCTTCTTTTAATTGTTCTAATTCTTTAATAAATTCATCTAATGTTTTGTTCATAGGTTATTTGTTTTGGTTAATAT